TGGTGGCCGCCGCGCTCGCCCCTGTCCAAGCCACGTTTGAAACCAAAAGGGCGCTCGGCGTCCTGAAGTCGATGGGTGTGGAAAACTTCAAAGCGTTGGAGGATGCGGCAAGGAGCTTCTCCGACACATGGGCAGGAACAACGAAAGCGGAGTTTCTGCGAGCGGCCACGGACATCAAGGGCGGTATCGACTCTCTGACGGACGAAGGTGTTGCGCAGTACACGGAGATCGCCGGTATTACGGCCAAAGCAACTAGCGCTACCATTGACGAGATGACATCGCTGTTTGCAACCGGCTACGGCATTTACAAAGACTACTATAACGATCTATCCGATCTTCAGTTTGCGGAAATGTTGTCGGCGGGTCTGGCCGACTCGATCCGGGTGTTCAAAGCATCAGGTAAAAGTATGGCCGACAGTATCTCGACGCTAGGGGCGGCGGCTACGTCGGCGCAAGTGCCGCTTGAAGAGCAGCTCACGGTACTCGGAATGCTTCAGGCCACGATGACGGGCAGTGAGGCGGGGACGAAATATAAAGCCTTCCTCCAATCGGCGGCACGGGCAGGAAAAGAGCTTGGATTAAAGTTTACGGATGCGAACAACCAGCTCCTGTCCATGCCGCAGATTCTGGAGACGTTACGCGGAAAGTTCGGCGAAACGGTTGACGCTGCCGAAAAGATGCAGATACAAAAAGCCTTCGGGACAGATGAGGCTGTCGCGCTTATTGATTTGCTCTACAACAAGACGGACAGCCTTCAGGAAAATATCCTGACGATCTATGGCTCAATGGGCAAAGGAACCGCCATCGCGAAGGAAATGGCCGATGCAATCAACAAGACGGAACCGGAGCAATACGAACTGCTGAAGCAACGCCTTCACAACGTAACCGAGCAGCTCGGCAATCAGCTACTCCCTACCTTCAACGCATTCATGGCCAAGGGCGCAGAATGGATCAGCAAGATCAGCGATTGGGTCGGCGGACATCAGGAGCTCGTGAAAGTGCTGATGCTCGTCCTCCTAGCAATCGGCAGTGTTTTAATCGTGGCGGGTGTTCTTATGACGACATTCGGCGCTGTCGGTGTTGTAGTCACGAAGAGCATCGGTGTCTTCCGGGGGGTAGTGACGGCGGTGAAGGCCATCCCTGACTTGTTCCTAACGGTACGGATCATGGCGATGTATGCCGGGGATGCGGTCAAGGCTGGGTTCAACAACATGGTGATCGGGGCGCGGATGGCAATCACAAGCCTGAAGAATGTCGCGCTTGGCATGGCCAACATGGCAAGGCAAGCGATCTTGACCGCCGTTCGTGCGATGCCGGGGCTGATCGCTTCGGTGTGGAGCTTCACGGCGGCCCTGCTGGCCAATCCCGTGACGTGGATCGTTATTGGCATTATCGCGCTAGTGGCGGCGATTATCTTGCTCTGGCAAAACTGGGACGCTGTCGTTGCGTGGATACAAGGCGTCTGGAGTGGTTTCGTGAGCGGCATCCAAGCCGGATTTGACTGGATTCGGAATCTCTTTGCAGGGATGCCGATGTGGCTGCAAATCGCCATCGCTGCCTTCATGCCATTCATCGGGATTCCGATGCTCATCATCACACACTGGGATTCGATAGTCGCTTTCTTCTCGAATATGTGGACGCGCATCAAAGAAGGGTTTGTCAATGGCATCAACGCTATCAAGGAATTCTTTATGGGTGTTCCGGCGTTCTTCAGGGAAAGCGGCGCAAAAATCGTTGACACGCTTGTCGAAGGTATCAAGAGCGTGGCCACGAAGCCAGTCGAAGCGATAAAAGGCATCTTCCAGAAGGTTAGAAATCTTCTCCCCTTCAGCGACGCCAAGGAAGGGCCTCTCTCCGAATTGACGCTTTCGGGGCGTCGGGTACTGGAAACGATTGGCGATGGCATGGCGCAGCGTCAGAACGTACCGGCTGAAATGACCGAACGCGCTTTCTCTAAGGTGCAACTGCTGCCAGAGTTCGGGGCGTTAGATGCGCCGGGGCCGAATGCAATGGACGTACTTGCGCAGGATTCGTCCCAGCTCGATCTGTCCGGTAGTCAGGATGTCAAGAAGATCAATCTCCGCGAAATCGTAAGGGAGAGATCGGAAACCACTACGACCACCAAGGAAACGGACGGCGGCACGACTATCGAGAAACTCGAACTTTCTATCGACATCACCAAGCTGAAGGACTTGCAAACCTTGTTCAAGCTGGTGAAAGAGATCGAAGATCATGTCAACGCGAACGGGGCTACCCCGTCGCCTGCATCATAAAGGGGGGCGCGAACCTTGATATTTGTGGATGAAAGCACCGTCAAAGTCGGGGGCGTCGTCCTCCCCGGTCTCTTCAAGAGCATCGAGGTCAAGGCCGACGCGCAGGTGGAAGAGCAACAAGTCGAAGGCAAAACGGCCAAGCCGAAACAAGCTATCGGGTTCGAGGATGCGAAAATCACGTTGGAACTCGTGCTGGATGACGGGCCGCAGCAGACCAAACTGGATAAGCTGGCCGTCATCCAGAACCTCTTCAAGAAGCCCGGCCAGCAAAAGCCGGTCGTCCACGAGTTTGTTCATTCGCATGCTGCCGTTCGGGGCGTATCCAAGGTGATTTTCAAAAGCCTCTCGACCAAAGAGCAAAGCAAAAAAAGTGAGCTCACGGTGAGTATCGAGTTTTGGGAGTACATCCCGATGAAGATCACAGCGAAGAAATCAGGAAAAGGGAAAAGTGCCAGCGGATCGGTCAAGCTGAACGCGGACTACCAAAAATATTTAAGCAGCGGCTCACGCGGCAAAGCACCGAAAACAAGCGACAAGACAGCCGCCACAGCAGCGTCCGATACGGCATCGACGGCCCAGTACAAGAGCAAGCTGGCGCGGCTGGAGGCGATGTAAATGGAATGGGAGTTGTTCTATCCGGATATGTTGGTGGAGCTCGGCAGCTATACCTTCCAGCAGGGAATCGAAATCGAAGTCTACTCCTCTTCCGACTCTTACTTTGATTGGGCAAAGGTGCGATTCACCGACCGTTTTCGCGAAAAGATCGCGGTGAGTCGCCGGGACGAGGCGAGCATACAGCTTGGCTACCATGAAGAGTTTGTCTCGGTGTTCGGCGGCTATGTGGTCAGCCCTTACAGCGGCGGCGAGCAAAACGAAGTCATGCTGAAGGACGACATGCTTTTGCTGGAGGACACGATCATCACCAATACGTTCCTCGACGCAACGCCGCAGGAGATTCTCTCCTTCTGCCTGAACAAAGCCGGGATCAAAGAGTCGAAGATTTCAACGAAAACTTACCCAAAGAAGGCCGTTATCCCAATCCATCGCAAAAATGTGATCGCTGTTATCGAGGCGATCCACTCTCTTTGGAAGATCAAAGAGCCTTTCTTCTTTGCGGATGGCTTCTTTTACTGGGGGAAACAACCGGAACAAGCCCGAGTCTACGCATTCGAGTACGCCGAGAACATCATTTCCTTGCAACGGAGGGACGGGCTTTGGGAGCTGGAGACGGTTTCCGCCCCCTTCATCCGTCACTCGAATCTGATCCGGGTTGACCATCCGTTGATCGCAGGGGAATTCGCGGTCAAGAAAACCGTATTCCGCACGAACGACAACGGGTTTATCCGTACAACAATTTCTTTCTAAGGCGGTGATTCCATGCTGGAGCAATACGTGCACGCGGTTGTTGATAAAAAAGTTCGGCAAGAGTACCCGCACATTGAGCTGCCGGGCGCGGTCTGCGCTCGCATCACGAAGGCACAACCGGGTGAAGCCTACCACACGTACAGCATCAAAATCCTCGACGCGAACCGCGAGGTGGACGAGCGCTTCCCTGAAATCCCGAATGTGAAGTCAAAAGACAAATTCGATCAGGGGGACACCGTGGCCGTGCAGCTTCTGTATGGACAGCTTGACGTGTTCATCGTCGGAGAGGTGGTGTGAGATGGCTGGACTGACAGATACGGACATCCGGCTGGACGACAACTGGCAAATCACAGCAGCGGCCAGCGGCGACGCGTTGCTTGTGTCCGGATTGGAGTGCTTTCTGCAAGACATTCGGATCGAGGCGCTGACCCAGGAAGGCGAAGTTTTTTACGACGAGACATGGGGCTGGTCGCTGCTCGACTTCATGCAATCGCAGGACGACGAATTGCTTCGATTGGAAATCGAGCAACGAGTCAGAACGAAGCTGGCAAGGCGGGAAGAAATCGATCCCGAATCAATCCAGACCACCATTGAGTTTCTTGAGGATGTCGTCGCGATCCGATCCTCCTTCCGCTTTGTGGATAGCGATCAAACGGTTCAGCTCGACGTTGAGCTGGACAGGGTAAAGGTGGAGGTGAGACTGGTGTGATCGATGAGAAGATTCTGGATGAAATTCTGCCCGTTCCGGATCGCGACGAACTGGCCAACTCCATACAAGAAGAGCTGAAGAGCGAAGATTTTCCCGTCACTAACTTCGCGACCGGTGGTGTGTTTTACGCGCTCATGATGATCTTCATTCAAATCCGGATCGAGCTCGTCAAGCTGCTGCGCAAAGTGCTGAACAACGTGTTTGTCCGGCATGCAGAAGGCGACTGGTTGGAGCTGAAAGCGGCAGATTTCTCGAAGACGCGAAAGCAGCCGCTAAAGACCAGAGGGTACGTTACGCTTCAGCGGGCAGCGCCGGGCAATGCGGTGAAGTTTTCCAAGGGTGACGTGTTCAAGACTGATCCGGATATTTTGGGTGACGAGCTGCGGTTCCTCGTCGTGGACAACACGACCATGCCTGCGACGGAAACGCGCTTCAGAGTATTGGTGGAAGCTGAAAAAGCAGGTTCCGTTTACAACGTCCCGCCGGGGCAGATCAAAAAGTCGCTGACGCATATCGAGGGCGTGGATACGATCACCAACGAAGCGGATTGGATCGTCCAAGAAGGCAGCGATCTGGAGGACATCGAGAGCTTGCGAGAGCGAACGCTGAACGCTTGGGCAGAGCTCTCCACCCTCCCTATCGCGGACAAATACAAAAACGTCTGCGAGGCTGTTCCCGGCGTGTTGTTCGTCCGCGTGGACGATCTGCACCCGAGGGGGCAAGGCACGGTTGACATCATTGTCACCGGCGCGGCTGGTGAAGCGACGGAAGGTCTACTCGCTGCCGTTATAACCGCAGCGGATCAGATCAAAGGGCCTTATGACGACGTGCTCGTCAAGTCCTCTGAAACCGTTTCGCAAGACGTGGCCGTGACGATCTGGATTCCGGCGGATGCCGACGACACCGGGCTAGGGGCTCGCGTGAAGGCGATCCTGACGGACATGCTGAAAATCCGGAAGGGACGCAACCTGAACGAGCTTATCCATGCGGACATCATTTTCGGCATCCGCAAGGATAACTCCATCGTGCGAAACGTCAAGGTGATGAACCCGCCCGCTGATGTTGAGCTCGATAAAGACAAGGTGATAGTGCTCGGTGAAGTGAGCGTCACGATCATGAGGGGGTAACAGGGGATGTTTGAGAAGTTCAGCGATTACATGTACTATCTCCTGTTCGGCCCGCTCAAGAAAGCGGCCAAGGCGGCCAATCAGTTTTACATCTTCCTGAAGGTCATCGGGAAACTCGCGGATCAAACAAAGCAGGACATCTTCCGCGTTCGTGAGGAGGCCATGATTATCAGCGCCAGCGAACGCATGCTGGAGATACATGGCCAAGACCGCGACATGCGGCGGCTCAAAGGCGAGAGTGTCGAGAACTACCGGCTGCGGCTGATGATGAAACATCGGATCGCAGAGATGGCCGGTTCAAATTCCGGAATCCTTCTCTCGCTTCAGACGCTCGGCTACGAGCAGTCCTACATCGAACCCTATCGACTCTACGATCCGGATCGATGGGCCGAGTTTATCGTCTATCTGGCGGGCAAGAACCCGAGCGGAATCAACGACATCAGCATCATCGACAGTGAAGTCATGAAGGTGAAACCAGCCAGCGGGAAGCCGAGCTACGCAGTCGAAGAGCAAAACCGTCTAGTCATCCGTTCAAACTTTCAATTCGGCCAGTCCAATTACAAGCTCTGCAATACGTTTGTTTGCGGCGATTGGCCGACACAAGCGAACCTCGGACGCTTGGAGAAATCGGACAGCGCCATCAGGTCGCACTTCGCATTCGGAAGCGTGCAATACCCGCTGACAGACACGATCCTCGCTTCGGAAAAATTGTATCAGCCAAGGGGTGAACAAACGTGAAAACCATGACAGACACGGGGTTGCGCAAGCAGGCGCAGCGGTTCGTTGATTCCCTCTCTCACGCAGAGTACCAGCTCGACGGCGTGACCAAACGGATCGATCTGTTCCGCACGAGCGTCGAGGGCGATCTCGTGAAAGTGTTCGTGTTCTTCGATGATGCAGTTGCAGGCGAGATTGGCAGCGTGCAACTGATCGACAAGGACGGCGACACCGTCGCGAACGCGCAGCGGTCATTTATCAAACCAGCGACCAAAGGACTGTATGTCGTGTTCAAATACCGGTACACGGAAATGGAGGTCGAAGGCATTGGCTTATAGCAAAACGGAATGGAAGGATCATATCGTCGATACGACGACGGGCGAAGTTATTCAGGAGGGTACGCCTGTCAGCGCCCGAAATCTGAATAACATGGAAACCGGCATCTATGATGCCTCGGAGTCGGCAAGAATCAACGCGGCGGCCATTGCCGACCTCAAAAGTGAAGTGGAGATTTTGAAGAACGCCTCGCTGAACAACCTGACAAACAACGTCTTTCTGGAGAACTTCAGTACACTCGACGCCATCAAGCTGTCAAACGGCATCTATGATACAGCAGCCAAGCGGCTCTATGTCTAAAGTCGCCTGCACGAGAAAGGAGATGAGCTGCCTGGTCTCCAACTTGTTTCAGGAGCTCATTCCACCGTGCGGCCCTTGCCGCTGCCCGCATCTTGGCGATGACTTTATTCTGTCCGGTGTGCTCACCGGAACGAATGAGGTCGCCACGATCCGGGTGACGGACTACGGCTTTGAATACTACGGCAATGTCGATGTACTGAATCAAATTCGAGGAAACAGGTGTTTGTATGCAGCCGTTGCTACTTCAGAAGAAAGCGGAAGTCTTTTTAAGCAGCCTCTATCCCCTGCTGAAGAACTTCCCGAAAGCTGAAAAGTTTTGTCTATGTCAGGAAATCAAGCAGGCGTGTTACCGCGTGATCCGCAATGCCATGACGTACAACTCGCTCAAAGCGGACAGCAAAATCAACTATCTGCACCAAGTCGATGCCGATCTCAAGCTGCTGCTTGTTCTCTTCGGTGTTGCGCGGGGACAGAGGTACATCACAGAACGGAAGGCTTACGAGCTGCAAGAGAAGGTCTCGGAGCTGGGGCGGATCACCGGTGGTTTAATTAGGTCACATCAGACGAAACGATAGCATCATAGGGTTGGCTCTGTTTGGCCTCTTACCGCGCGATTCGCGGCTACAACGCGGCCCGCTACTGGAATTACAACACGTCGTCCAACCGCAACGACAACGTGGGCTGGCGGCCCGCCTTGTTAGTCATTCGTCCGGTGTCGCTACGGCTGCACCGACCGTCCTTGGACTTCAAGGGAGAGCCAATCCTTCACCTATCGGTGTAAACACATGGACAAGTCATAGTTGCCAAGCCCGAAGGAGGGATGCCAATGTGACGAAAAAATACAATCTGTTCGAGAAAGTGGCGGACTTTCAAAACATCAAGTCGAGCTACATGAACGTACTCAAGGGCTCGAAAAAATACAAGAAAGAAGCCGTTCTGTTCGATATGTGCCGGGAGAAGCACCTCATCGACATTTGGAAAGAGTTGCGAAGCAGACGGTACAGGGTCGGGGAATACATCCGCTTCAAGGTGTACGAGCCCAAAGAGAGGGCGATCAGCGCTCCGAGGATCAGGGATAAGGTTGTTCAGTTCGCTGTTCACAACGTGCTCTATGAGGTGTACAAACCGGTCTTCATCAAAACCTCATTCGCCTGTCAGATCGGCAAGGGAACGCATGCAGCGGTCGATCAGGTACAGCACTACTTACGACTTTGCAAGTGGAAATACGGAACCGGTTGGATTCTCAAAATGGATGTCAAAAAGTTCTTCTACTCCATCGACCGGGACATCCTGAAGAACATTTTACGGAAGAAGATCGGCGATCCAGAAATGCTCAAGTTGCTGGATAACATCATTGACTCCAGTCCTGAAGGTGAGGTTGGCATCCCGCTGGGGAATGTCACCTCGCAGGATTTCGCCAACATCTACTTGAACGAGCTGGATCAGTATTGCGTCCGCTATCTTGGCGTCAAATGGTACGTGAGGTACATGGACGACATCATCATGATTCTTCCGACAAAAGAGCGAGCGCAGGAGTGCCTGAAGAAAGCGACCGCATTCCTAAATGAGCGCCTGCATCTGGAGACAAACTCGAAAACGAAGATATTCCCCTTGGAACAAGGCGTGAATGCCTACGGCTTCAAAATCTGGACGACGCATCGCCTCGTTCGAGATCAGTCCAAACGGGCGATGAAACGACGAATCAAAGCAATGGACAGAAAACTCAAGGACAACGCGATCACAGCCAAGCAGGTCGAACAGGCGGTCAATAGCTGGCTCGGTCATGCAAGGCACTCGAACAGCTACAATCTTTGCAAGAAGATTTTCGCGAAATATCCCTATATCAAGTTGGAAGGAGAGATGCAATTTGGCAGCAGAATACTTGGGTGTCGTCGAACTGGGCGGTCTCTACAAGAATGGGGTTGTACAGAACAGGCCGACAAAACCGTGGCGGATAGATGCCGAGCCAATCTCTGGGATTGGATACGGGGACATCCCGGACTTTAACACATTAACCGACATGTCGAAGTGGGTCATCGGGAACACCCCCGGAAATGCAGTCCAAAAATTGAGGTGGCACAAAGTTAAAGATGGAGCGAAAACGCTGCTCATTTGCGACCGTGTCATCTTGGCAAGGGTAAGCTGGGACGACCTGAACGGCCAGAGCCTCGTTACGGGCAAGACGATCACCATCGACGGTCAGCAGTACCTTTGTAGGCTGCTTTCTGGGGGAAGTAGCAACAGGAACGGCGATTACTACGCTGGCGGCTCGCCATCGAGCAATGAGTGGGATCGGTTCATTACCCGTGAAGAAGCGATCAGTGGACTACCACTCCCCACTTCTTCCGACTTGGATACCTCTTTGACTTCTGCGGATCAGTCGGGAACGCACAACCAGACATGGAACTGGATGGGCATGTATTCGTGGGTGCAAGAAACATACACGGGGAACACCCCTTCCCGCGCGGTTCGCGGCTACGGCGCGGCCCGCTACTGGAATTACAGCACGTCGTCCAGCCGCCCCGGCTACGTGGGCTGGCGGCCCGTCCTTGAAGTTCTGAACACTGCCCCGCTGATCTCTGACTCGGATCGCAACTTGGGCAACAAGAACGCAAATTTCAGCGTGACCTACCAAGTCAACGACACGGATGCGGGTGACACGCTGACGGTTACAGAAAAGCTAGATGGCAACGTGATCCGAACGATCAGCCCGGCGCAGCGGCAACTAGACTACACGATCAATATCAATATTGGATCGGTAGCACTCGGCTCGCATACGATCACGATTGAAGTGAGTGACGGAAAAGGGGCTTCGGCAACAAGGACATTCACGTTTACGCGCGTGAACGCTGCGCCGACTATCTCCGGAACGGATCAGAATCTTGGTGATAAGAATCGAGGCTTCCAGATCACGTATCAAGTGAACGACGCCGACAACGATGCGCTTACCGTCACGGAAAAGCTGAATGGAGCCGTTATTCGGACGTTAAACAATCCACCGAAGAATCAGAACATCACGCTCGACTTTACCGATCAGCAACTGTACACTTTGCCGTTGAACTCGACAAACACGTTAGTCATCGAGGCAAAAGACCCGGCGGGTGCGATAGCCTACCGAACGTACACGTTTAGGCGGACGAATACCGCGCCGCTTATAAGCGGAGTGGATGAAAACCTCGGCCTCATCACGGAACCGTTCTCGCGTAACTACTCGGTTACAGATGCTGAAGGCGATACGGTCGTCGTCCAAGAAAAGATCGACGGCAATTTGATTCGCTCATATGTCGCAACGCTCGGCAGCACAAACACGGTAGCTCTACCGCTGGATGTTTGGTTTACGCTCCCGAACGGCCACCACGTTCTAACGGTAGAAGCTACCGATGCGAATGTAGCAACGACGGTCAGGAGTTTTAGCTTCGAGAAGAACGAAATGAAGATCAAGTTTGAGCTCCTTCATCCGTTCGAGACTGATGCGCGGGCGACGAAGATTCTAGTGACTCCCTCGTGGGAAACCGAAGGTGCTGAAATCAAGGTGGAAGCCTGCAATAATGCGTTCGATGCGAATCCGACTTGGGAGAACATCACGGCGCAAGTCATCATCAACCGTGTCTTCAACTTTACAAATACCGTGAAAACTGCGGATAAATGGGGCGTCAATATTCGGTTTGAAATCACGAAGTACCCGGAATACACCGGAACGGTCGCGATTCGCGGGTTCGGGGGGGCGTATGAATAATGGAACTGTTTAACAGGAAGTCCTTGCAGCAGATCAGACAAGAAAAGGAACAAGCCCAGATCGATCCGCTGCTGGATGTTTACGAGGCGATTGCTTCCATCGGTGAAGAGATGGATGAATTGAGGGCCGAGAACGCTGCGTTGCGGGCTGAAGTCGAGGCTCTGAAAGGAGGTGTTGGAAAATGATTAAAGAATACATGGTCAAGGCATACGCTATTCTGGTCAAAGGAGGCCGCCGGGACATCGAGACGCTTCCGACAGACTACCAAGTACCCGTGGCCGAGTACCTTGCAACGCAGGAAGAAACAACCGTATAATGGCATCAAAAAAGAGGGTGATCCACGCGGTCGCCCTCTCCTATTTCAAGCCGCCGAACGAGGCTGATTTTTGCCAAAAATCTTGAGAACTTTTGCCAAAAATTTTGCGCGGCCACAAATGGATCAGCTTGCTAGAGCAGTACGAAGAAAACCGAGAGCGAGAGCTTAGGGAAAACATGACCGCTGCCAATGACAAGTATCGGATTACCAAGCGGCAAATGAAAGGCTGGAACGAGCTGTACGAGCTATGGTCAACCTTTCCCGCCAGTGCCAGTCACGAGCAATACAAAGAGGCGCTCAAGCGTGTGCAGCAGCGACTGAGAGGGCGGTTTGGGGATGCTCACTTCTTCCAGTATCTGATGGAAGAGAAGAACCGCCTGATCTGGAAGGGGAATCCGCAGCGTATCCATTATTTTGTCGCGCGCAACGAACTGACGAAACGGCTGGAGGAAGCCAAGCAAAGCGCCACGATGACGTTGCCCAATGCCAGGAAGCATCCATTGTGGGTGCGCTTCGATGCACGGGGAGGAAATTTGCAAGACTACTACTTGACGGCTGAAGCGGACAAACCGAGAAGCAGACGTTTTGTAACGTTTAGTCAGTTGATATGGCCAAGCGAATCGGGATGGATGGAAAAGAAAGACGTCGAGGTCGAGCTAGCTTTGTCCAGGCAGTTTTACCAGCAGGTGAAGTTGCTGAAAAATGACAAAGGCAAGCAGAAAATCGAGTTCAAGGATAAAGGTTCGGGCTCGACGTTTAACGGACACTTGGGGGGAGCAAAGCTACAACTGGAGCGGGGCGATTTGGAGAAGGAAGAAAAAAACTTCGAGGACGGGGAAATCGGCAGCGTTTACCTTAACGTTGTCATTGATTTCGAACCTTTGCAAGAAGTGAAAAATGGCCGCGTGCAGGCGCCGTATGGACAAGTACTGCAACTCATTCGTCGCCCCAACGAGTTTCCCAAGGTCACTACCTATAAGTCGGAGCAACTTGTTGAATGGATAAAAGCTTCGCCACAACACTCGGCTGGGGTGGAGTCGCTGGCATCCGGTTTTCGTGTAATGAGCATAGACCTTGGGCTGCGCGCGGCTGCAGCGACTTCTATTTTTTCTGTAGAAGAGAGTAGCGATAAAAATGCGGCTGATTTTTCCTACTGGATTGAAGGAACGCCGCTGGTCGCTGTCCATCATCGGAGCTATATGCTCAGGTTGCCTGGTGAACAGGTAGAAAAACAGGTGATGGAAAAACGGGACGAGCGGTTCCAGCTACACCAACGTGTGAAGTTTCAAATCAGAGTGCTCGCCCAAATCATGCGTATGGCAAATAAGCAGTATGGAGATCGCTGGGATGAACTCGACAGCCTGAAACAAGCGGTTGAGCAGAAAAAGTCGCCGCTCGATCAAACAGACCGGACATTTTGGGAGGGGATTGTCTGCGACTTAACAAAGGTTTTGCCTCGAAACGAAGCGGACTGGGAACAAGCGGTAGTGCAAATACACCGAAAAGCAGAGGAATACGTCGGAAAAGCCGTTCAGGCATGGCGCAAGCGCTTTGCTGCTGACGAGCGAAAAGGCATCGCAGGTCTGAGCATGTGGAACATAGAAGAATTGGAGGGCTTGCGCAAGCTGTTGATTTCCTGGAGCCGCAGGTCGAGGAATCCGCAGGAGGTTAATCGCTTTGAGCGAGGCCATACCAGCCACCAGCGTCTGTTGACCCATATCCAAAACGTCAAAGAGGATCGCCTGAAGCAGTTAAGTCACGCCATTGTCATGACTGCCTTGGGGTATGTTTACGACGAGCGGAAACAAGAGTGGTGCGCCGAATACCCGGCTTGCCAGGTCATTCTGTTTGAAAATCTGAGCCAGTACCGTTCTAACCTGGATCGCTCGACCAAAGAAAACTCCACCTTGATGAAGTGGGCGCATCGCAGCATTCCGAAATACGTCCACATGCAGGCGGAGCCATACGGGATTCAGATTGGCGATGTCCGGGCGGAATATTCCTCTCGTTTTTACGCCAAGACAGGAACGCCAGGCATTCGTTGTAAAAAGGTGAGAGGCCAAGACCTGCAGGGCAGACGGTTTGAGAACTTGCAGAAGAGGTTAGTCAACGAGCAATTTTTGACGGAAGAACAAGTGAAACAGCTAAGGCCCGGCGACATTGTCCCGGATGATAGCGGAGAACTGTTCATGACCTTGACAGACGGAAGCGGAAGCAAGGAGGTCGTGTTTCTCCAGGCCGATATTAACGCGGCGCACAATCTGCAAAAACGTTTTTGGCAGCGATACAATGAACTGTTCAAGGTTAGCTGCCGCGTCATCGTCCGAGACGAGGAAGAGTATCTCGTTCCCAAGACAAAATCGGTGCAGGCAAAGCTGGGCAAAGGGCTTTTTGTGAAAAAATCGGATACAGCCTGGAAAGATGTATATGTGTGGGACAGCCAGGCAAAGCTGAAAGGTAAAACAACCTTTACAGAAGAGTCTGAGTCGCCCGAACAACTGGAAGACTTTCAGGAGATCATCGAGGAAGCAGAAGAGGCGAAAGGAACATACCGTACACTGTTCCGCGATCCTAGCGGAGTCTTTTTTCCCGAATCCGTATGGTATCCCCAAAAAGATTTTTGGGGCGAGGTGAAAAGGAAGCTGTACGGAAAATTGCGGGAACGGTTTTTGACAAAGGCTCGGTAAGGGTGTGCAAGGAGAGTGAATGGCTTGTCCTGGATACCTGTCCGCATGCTAAATGAAATTCAGTATTGTGAGCGACTGTACCATATTATGCATGTGCAGGGGCTGTTTGAGGAAAGCGCAGACACGGTCGAAGGAGCAGCACAACACAAGCGTGCAGAGACACATCTGCGCAAAAGCAAGGCAGCGCCGGAAGAGATGTGGGGGGACGCTCCGTTTAGCTTGCAGCTCGGCGACCCTGTGCTTGGCATTACGGGAAAGCTGGATGCCGTCTGTCTGGAAGAAGGTAAGCAGTGGATTCCGGTAGAAGGAAAGCATTCGGCGTCGCCAGAAGGCGGGCAGATGTTCAATGTAGGCGTGTATTCGCTGGACGGTTCTGCCTGGCCCAACGACCAAATCCAATTGTGTGCGCAAGGCTTGCTGCTTCGCGCGAATGGATATGAATCCGATTATGGCTACTTATACTACCGTGGCAATAAAAAGAAGGTTCGCATTCTTTTTTCGCAGGAACTCATAGCGGCTACTCACGCCTGCATTCAAAAAGCTCATCAGCTTCGGGAAGCCGAAATTCCCCCTCCGTTGCAGGAGTCGAAAAAGTGCTTTCGCTGCTCGTTAAATTACGTATGCATGCCTGACGAGACGAATTACATGTTGGGGTTGAGCGCAAACATCAGAAAGATTGTGCCCAGTCGTCCAGATGGCGGGGTACTGTATGTTACAGAGCAGGGGGCAAAACTGGGCAGAAGCGGAGAAAGCTTGACCATCACCTGCCGGGGCGAAAAGATAGACGAAATCCCGATCAAAGACTTGATTCACGTGAGCTTGATGGGGCATGTGCAATGCTCTACGCAGCTTCTGCACACCTTGATGAACTGTGGCGTCCACGTCAGCTACTTGACTACGCATGGCACATTGACAGGAATAATGACTCCCCCTTTATCGAAAAACATTCGAACAAGAGCCAAGCAGTTTATCAAATTTCAGCACGCGGAGATCGCCCTTGGAATCGCGAGAAGGGTCGTGTATGCGAAAATTTCCAATCAGCGCACGATGCTGCGCCGCAATGGCTCACCAGATAAAGCAGTTTTAAAAGAGTTAAAAGAGCTTAGAGATCGCGCGTGGGAGGCGCCATCACTGGAAATAGTGAGAGGTATCGAGGGACGTGCAGCACAGTTGTACATGCAGTTTTTCCCTACCATGTTAAAGCACCCAGTAGTAGACGGTATGGCGATCATGAACGGTCGCAACCGTCGCCCGCCCAAAGATCCGGTCAATGCGCTGCTCTCCCTCGGCTATACGCTTCTTTCACGGGATGTTTACTCCGCATGTGCCAATGTCGGACTCGATCCACTGTTCGGCTTTTTCCATACGATGGAGCCGGGCAGACCAGCTTTGGCACTTGATCTGATGGAACCGTTCCGCGCCTTGATTGCCGATAGCGTAGCGATACGTACCTTGAATACGGAGGAACTCACCCTCGGGGACTTTTATTGGGGAAAAGACAGTTGTTATTTGAAAAAGGCAGGAAGACAAACGTATTTCGCTGCCTATGAAAGACGGATGAACGAGACGCTGACGCATCCGCAATTTGGGTATAAGCTCAGCTATCGCCGTATGCTGGAGCTGGAAGCAAGGTTTTTGGCTCGGTATCTGGATGGAGAGCTGGTGGAATATACGCCGCTCATGACAAGGTAGGAAATGACCATGCGACAATTTGTTCTGGTAAGCTATGATATTGCCGATCAAAAACGTTGGAGAAAAGTATTCAAGCTGATGAAGGGGCAAGGCGAGCACGTCCAGTACTCGGTGTTTCTGTGCCAGCTCACCGAGATTCAGCAAGCCAAGCTAAAGGTAAGCCTGGCTGAGCTGGTTCACCATGGAGAAGACCAGGTCATGTTTGTAAAAATCGGCCCAGTGACGAGAGATCAACTGGACAAGCGGATTTCTACTGTTGGCAGGGAGTTTCTGCCTCGCGATTTGACCAAATTTATCTATTAAGGAATGAAGAAAGCTAGTTGTAACAAAAGTGGAAAAAGAGTAAAATAAAAGCTCTTCACCATTAAACGTGC